GGTGACTGGGATGCGCTGGCCGAGGAGGTCGTCCGCAACACGGCGTTCTGAGGCTTTCCAGGTGGATCGGGCGGTCATGGTCGTCCCCAACAGGCACAACAGCCGTGGTTGGGAGTGGCGGCATAGACCGTGCGCCGGCAGCATCGCCACGTCACCAGACGAGCCTGAGACTGGCGATCATCGTAGCTCATGAGCATCTGTACTCCACTGATGGGCACACACGTTACAGAAGTAGATATTTCCGCCATCCTTTTGGGGGGAGATGCGCTCGATTTGCCTAGCGTCTCCGCATTTGGGACAGCGTATGTCGGATGTCATGGTGTAGGTCGCAGGATAATCACGGCGGACGGACAGGGGGCGCTGCCCGTGCCATCCCCGAATTTCAACCGACCACGAAGGAAACGCACCTCTACCCCCGGTCGAGTTCGATGAGCGTCGGTATCCCATACGCTTTCATGCCACCACTTTGTATCTGTGCGGCTGGGTACAAGGCAAACCACGGTGCAGCCTCGTGCGGCCTCCTCGGTCGCTTTCGCCATGAAGTAACGAATCCGGCTATACGGGGGATTCATCCAGACCGATGGGGGTGATGGGCGATGTGACGGGAGAAGGCTCCATCGCTCTTTCAGCGCATCTCGATCACGGTCGAGAAACGTGGGGCTTTTAGCGTTCGCTGCTGTGGCGGCGGCATCAAGTGTAAAGCGGAATTCTTCGTCCAGCGCCGTGTACAGGTCATCAGGGGTTGACCACTCATCGGAGGCTCTCGAAAATAATGCGGAACCGAAGGAGGGAAGATTCGTTTTCACTGTGGACTCGTTCGTAAAAAAGGTTTCAGTCGTAATCACCGGGTGTCGCGGCACCGTCAAGCGTGGTGAGTGGTTCTTTGAGTTTCCGTCCCCTGCGCTCCTCAACGTTGCGCCCGTTACGTCGTGTCGGCCTCGTGTGTGCCTCGATCGAGTGCGCCTCGGCCTCTGCGGTGAATCCATTCTGCGGAATGTCGAGCCACCAACTGTCACGCGTCGGATCGGGCTTCACCATCGGCCTCCACCCCCCGAATCCGTATGACGCCGGTCGCGTGGCCTTATCCTTCGGCATGGACATGGTTAGTCTGTACAAGAACAGTCGATAAGATCATCGTCTATACCATCCTTGAATAAGTCAGGTTGGTTGAGCATCGCCCTATAACTCGGACGGTCTTTGCGGAAGGTGGCACCGATGCGTTCTTCCTGTTTCGCCCACCACTCCAAAATCTCAGGTTCATCTCGCGCCACATTGCGAAGTTTCCCGTATCCCTTCAGGAAACAACCCGTACAATTAGAGTCCTTCGCGGTTAGGTCGAATGGTTGTTTGTTCCAGAAATCTAGAATATCTGGAAGTCCAACCCCCGCAGTGGCGAGCGGCAAGACGACATCCCACTTGTCCTTCCTCTTTTCAGCATTGTCTCGCATGCGAGAAATACGCCTCGGCTCATCGGCCCGAATACCTATCGCGTTGTCCCAATGTTCATAACCATGCGATAGCATCCATTTCCGCATAGGGGTGAGTTTTAATTCCTGCGTACAGAATCTCGCCATGACATTCGGGAGATATTTCTTGTCAGTGATAAGCTGGGTGAATTTCCCCGGCCTTTCGACCCACGTAATATCAATGCCCCACCTCTCTGAACACTCCCTCACGAACGTATACGTCTCAGGGCGCTCCTGCCCTGTGTCAGAGAAAATCACATGCACATCTGGCTGGAGTCCCACGTCGAGAATCTTCCGCAACATGTACCCAGATGTCCGACCGCCGCTGAAGGAGACCACGGCTGGCCCTTCGATTTCATAGGGGTTATTCACCAGTTATCCTTCGGCGTGGACATGGTTATAGTGCCCCGCCACTTGCCACAGCACCCGATAGCTGAAGCGCCGCAGATGGGCGGCGAGGCCGTCCAAGTCCGACGAGTGGAAGTCGAGCGCCCGGTCAGCGTAGTGCAGACTATTGGTGACGTGGATGTGGTCGTTGGCCGAGACGACGCGCAAACTATTCCGTGTGCGGGTGGCCCACGTCGCCGCCGTGTGGAACAGTGGATGTAAGCGGGTTGCCATTGCTACGGGGAGCCGAAGCCCTCGAACGCCGACCTCGGCTCCTGCATAGGGGGGACGAGGTAGCCCTGGGTGGACAGCAAAATATGAACACTCTCCAGACTCTGCGCCTGACGCAACAGCAACTCATTCATTCGCGCTGTGCGTTTGTTTTCCTGGTGCGCCATCAGCCCGATGACGGCCCCGGCCAGTAACCACGGCAGGACGTGTGTCCTGAATTCTTGCCACGCTACCATTGCTCATCCCTCCATTGTCGCCAGTGCCAGCCCACCGCCCCGGCCAGCACCGCCAAAATTATCCCGGCGAGTATTTTGTGTTGGTGCACATAGCCCCCTCTATCAGTCACTCCCATAGTCTCGACTGGACGAGTGATCGTCCTAAACACCAATGGGCTGCCCATCGTTCTGCCTCCTCGCGGGACAACCACGCATCGTATTCCAGAATTGCGGCGCGTTCTTCATAGTCAGCGAGTTGTGCCTCTGTCGGGGCGACAATCGATGTTCTTGATCCCTCAGCCTCACTCCTCTGGTGACGCGTCGTCGTCATGTTTACTCCAGAGTGCCGTACCATGTCCGTAGGGAGATTGTCCATCATGGGTCACTTTCACAGAGGATCGTTGGCGCTGCGCTGGCCCTCTCGGTAGAGATATTGTCGGATCCAGCGTGGTGAGACGCGACCGAGCCTGTTGGGTTGGAACGGGGGGCCGATTCTCGGCCCGCCATCGCGCCATTTCCGCCATTGAAAAAGTTCCCATACCCACTCCGTCAAAACGGAATGTCCGATTCATTAATAGGTGCCGCTTTCGGAGTCGCGACCCACGTATCGAGCGTCACAGAGTGCGTGTCGCCGTAGCGACCTTCTTCCCGGCGCTCTTTTACCGTTAAATTCACATAGCCGCGTTCGTTCGTATGCTGGGCGATGAACTCTGTCAGATCGGTGGCCTTTACACCGATATTGATAAGGGATCCCCCGTTGGGGAATATTTTCTTCTTGGCGCTGCATTTGAGAAAAATCAGTGGAGCTTTGTCAGGCATCGGTTTCCTCCTGCGTCTGTTGTAACGACCGAAGCGCGTCCACCTCATCGTGGATCTCGCGCAGAAACACGGCAACCGCCTCGGCGTGTGCGGCTATCTTCGCTTCGTCTCGCCACTCCCTGACGAAGAACGCCCGAAGCCCCGGTGGAAGGCGATCATCATACGAGAAAAAGTCGATAAATTTATAGTCAGGGCCAGCCACGTACAAGCTGTGCGTGAGTTGGGCAATATACTGTGGTGGGACGACATGCGACCGCAGATACGCGACGTGGTTTTTCGTTGTGGGATTTTTACATTCCAACAATCCACGGTCGTCTCCATCCATCACCAGCCCATCCGGGCTACACCCGCACATCCCATCATCCGATGCGAGGAACCCGACACTGCGATCAACTACCGCGCCGTGTAAACTCTCGTAACACAGGACAGACGCATCTTCCTGGTCAATACCATACTGCATGGCGGCTGAGGCCACGAAGGGCGTCTCACAGGAATGCCCTGTCAGATGCTCACACGCAATCTGCATCCGTAAATCATGGCGTTGCACCGACCAGCCACTCTTCGTGGTGGCGAGCATCTTCCCCACCTGAGAGGCGGTGATCTTCCCTACGCGGATCTGGAGCCACTCGTCCGACCGCTGCGGCATCAGATGCACCTTCACGATTTGCCTTGAATGGCAGCAGCCGATAGTTTCAGATTCGCCCAACGTTGAGGCTGATTCTGAGTAAGATGCGCCCGGAACGGCTTCGGGCTGGCCGTCCACGCTTGCTTCAGCGCGACCTGTCCCTCGTTTGCCGTCGTTGCCAGCTCATCGAGCCAGTGCTCAAATCCATCCGGCGGGATCATGTCCGGGGCCGCATGGGACTGGGCACTCTCGGCGTCATCATCGACGGGAGCAATCGAGCAAAAACTGCTCAATCCCGCTCTCCGCAAGTAGGTTACGATGCTGATGATCGCCTGTGGACTATCGTCTTTCGCCGTCGCGGTCATCGTTCCCGCAACCCACTGTCCACTCGCATGGAGCAGCATCGTCTCCACTGACACTTTCGCTCCATCGGCGCTGGGGCTTTGCACCACGCTCAGGGCATGTTTAGTAAGTGGCTCACGCACCGCCGACCAGCAGGACGCCAGATCGGAGTATTTGCTCTTGAAGAACGGGTTCGCAGCGTTCTTGTGCGCTCCGGCGATTTCAGCTTGTGCCAAACAGAGGGCCGCTGCAAGTTCGTTAAGCTCTGGACTAGTGTTCATATCGTCTCTCCTGAAGCACAGGCCACTGCGTCCTGTGCGATCTCGTCCACCACTGTTTCCAGCCAAT